AATTCACGATTTTCATCTCTCCATTTCTTATGACGATTGTAGACCCACTCAGGGTTTTTTGCCGTCCATTTTCTATGTCTTTCTAATGTTTTTTGGTAATTTTCTTTAACATATTTTTTACCTCTTTCATTATTACATTGTTTACAACAATACAACAATCCATCTTTAGATGATTTTGAATTACCAAATTCACAAACTTTTTTTTCTTGTTTACACTTAGAACAAACTTTAGTTTCCATTTTTAATATATTCTTTTAATAACTTATTAACAAGAGAAGATAGATTAATAGATTTGTCTTTAAAGTATTGTGGAAGCTCGGGGTCAACCGAAACTCCAATCTTAACTTTTTTTTCAATTTCTTCTTTTTTCTTTCTTCCCATATTAATAAATATCTACAAATATAATAAAAGTGGAATGATTACAACTTTTTTTTATTCTTCAGTTTCTTCAGTTTCATCTAAAACAATTTCACCAGTCCCACTTAAAATTGCATTCCAATATCCTGAGTATTCTTTTTTGTATTTATCTAACGCTTCTTTAGTGTCTGAAATATATCCATGAGGGACTGCAATAATTTTACCATCTTTGTATGCAATACCATTCACATGGTTTTTTAATATTGATACTTTAGTTCTAACAGCATAAGATACGGACCTACCATTTTTAGTTGCCGTTATGTGATTAACTCCCGCATTTTTTTGGTTACCAAATAAAAACACTAAAGACGATGCCAAGTATAACGCCTCACCCCCCTTAGGCTTGATAGAAGGTTGACCAAAAGGTGAGTCCGGAAGTTCGACCCAAGGTTGTACAATAACAACTAATGTATTGTAATACGGATAATCTTCTTTTTTTGATTTTGTAATTCTAGAGTGTAATCCCATTCCTATTTTTTCGGACAATACTCTCGCATTATGCATAGACCCACCTTTACCCTCAAAAGTCATCTGACAAGGAATACTTCCAATACTATCAAAGAAAAACGCAATATCATAAGGTATTTCACCACTTTCTTGAGCATCTAAAATATCATTCATAAAGTCGGTGGCCTGTTCAATAGTTTCAAAACTATCGTTAAAAATAAAATTACCATCCCATTCTCCATTTTCATTCTGCTCGGCTTGTAACCCTAATTCAACAGAATGAGACCATGACCATTTTTTTTCAGTTATAATAAACACAGGTAAATGCCCTTTTCGTTGAGCATCTGCCGCGGCTAATATCATTGCCGTTGTCTTAGAAGTGTTGCTATGTCCCAACATCATATTAATTCCCCCCATCACTGGTCCGGGTAATCCACAAGCTTCCATGAAAGCTTCCCCACAATTATAAAAACTCTCAGGTTTATATTTTGTTTTTGTCGAGAATTTCTTCTTAACATCTTCCATTGAAAATTTTGATTTCTTTATTGCCATAATTTTTGTTTTTATTTAAAAAAAACATTCTCAAGGACAAAATGTCTTTGAGAATGTCTTCGATGAGTTATTAGAATGGTAAATCACCATCGACCACATCATTTACTTGAGGGTCAACGATTGTTGTTTTTGTTTCTGTTTTTTTAGAGCCACCCATAGTTGTGGTAGATTCTGTATCATTACCATAAACATATCCACCTTTCTCACTATCCCATTTTGGAGTTTCTCCACGAGCGATAGCTTCAAGATATTCAACAGGTTTTTTAGAATAAACATCCAACCAAGTCAATTCATCATTAATCCAAGAGTTAGCTTGTTCTTTTTCTTCATGAACCTGAGTCGGGTCATCATACATAATCGTCGACACACTTGTATATTCTTTACCTGCCGGTGTTTTAGACTTTGCAAGTTCAATGATAAGGTCACGACCTTTTTCAGGGTCTGTGATGTCTCCTTTGTTTCTCCAAATAGGAATAATCTTATCCAAGATACCATCATTTTTATAGTTATGTTTGAATCTCCAAAATTTTGGTCCATCCGCTTCATTATCTCTATCGATAACTTTAACGATGTAAAATTTACGAGATTTATATTGTTTCGCCAATTCTTTGTCTGACTCTTTACCCGTAGACATCAACTCCTCATAAACTTCGTTTAATGGAGAACGCTCATTGTCATTCTTTCCCGGGTCATAGAATTTTTGCCATTGTCCACCTACTTGGATTTCGTGATACCAAGCTTCTTTAAATGGTGAACTACCATCTTGTGTTGGTAGGATACGAACTCTTCGTTGTCCTGATTTTTCTTTTTCCCCAAGAATAAGAGCGAAATACTTTTTCATTCTTTCATCTTGAGACATTTTACCTTGGGCCCCGCCCCCTGCTTGTTGTGCTTTTTCGTACTGTGCCAATACGGCGTCTAATGAACTCATCATGTGTTTTATGTTTTAAATTTATAAATAATTAATTAATGATAATTCAAATCATCAACTTTGTCAAATAAAAAAAACCACCTTTTGGGTGGTTTTCTCATTTATTTTTTTTCTTTTTATCTGTATTTTAAATCGTCTTTAAATCCTCCACCTCGGAATGAATTTTTTATATCATTCACATTTATGTCGGTAACATCATCTGAAGTTAAAACATAATCATTTTTTCCTGTTTTTTCCATCTCTTCTTGTTTGTCATCAAAAAATTGTGATAATTTTTGATTAAAAGGGTATGAATCGTAACTTCTTAATTCTAATTTTTCTTGAGGAGTTTTTTCTCTATACTTCTCTATTTTGTTTTCAAGTGAATTAAGTTTAGTCATAATGGTATCCATCTCACCTAGTTTTTGTTCCAAGGTATTTAATTGATTGAATAGGTTTTCGAAATAATCGTCTTGTTTGGTTTGGATATTTTTTTGAGCGTCAACCAATTCGGTAATATCAAGTTCTTCAGTACCAGAGGAGTCCTCTTTGTTCTCTTCAGATTTTCCTTCATTATCAATTTTTTCAACATCAGGGTCAGTTTCAACATCGATTGGTTCGGGTGTTACTTCCGCTTCGGGTGCCGGTGGTGTTGCTTCTGCTCCTATCTCCGGTGCAGTTTCAGCTCCAGGTAATGGTGCAGTTAAATCATCAATTGCATCCTGTTCTGAGATATAGTTATTAATACTTTTATATCTTTGGATTTCTTCTAATATTTTTTTATCTAAACTCATTTTATTATCCGTTTAATAATTGTTTAATTCCTCTTGAAGTTTCAACTCTAACTCTTCTATTGGCGGTTGTTTGATGTCCCGCTCTTTCGATAAGTCCGTCTCTTTCTCTAACCACATAACAATCACCAGTATCTAAATCACAAACCTGTTTAGTTCCATCTCCGTTATCTTCTTCGGAATATCTAACTGATTTTCCAAGATAGTTGTCTAATGCCGTTTTTAAATTCATATAATTATTTTATATATAAATATATCGATATTTAGTTAAATTAATTATATTCCATAGTAAATGGGAATGCCAAATATACATCACGTATTACATCGTTAGGGTTGTTCGTAATATTAAATTTAACATATTTGTCCTTAGATTTTGCAATTAACATAATTTGATTATAAATTATGGTTGAAGTTGTAATTAGCGGTTCATTTAACTCAGTTTCCATTTTTATTTCATCTATAACATCAGTTTCTGTTATTCTGAATGTTTGTTTGTTAGGACTCACATAATCGTATTGGAATTCTGTATTTGTTTGTTGGTTTAAAACAGTCTCAACTATTGTGTTATTAGGACCGACACTACGTTTAACAATTTGGTAATTCCATGTTATAAGTCCTGGAATAATGTCCCAACCGCCAGCAGAAGGATTAACATCTACCGTTAGAAGTGTTGCACCTCCAGCTAAATTATAAATTGTGTCCGAAGTTAAAGGTAATGGACCTGTTTGTTGAGGTTGTGTATTAACATTAGGTGGTAATCCCGGTGGTGTTGATGGTGTTGATGGCATTAATTGTTCGGGATTATATGTAAACGCACTAAGACTTATCCCATCACCATTTAATCCTTTAACAATTATTGGTTGTTGTTGAAGAATTGGAGTATTACTAAAAGGAACAACAACACTAATATTAAATTTATTAATAATTGTTATATTATTTGTTGTCGTCACATTGTTAATTGTGACTGCGGTAACTTGGTCTAAATTATCACCAACAATAGTTAAAATAGTCCCACTAATACCAGTCAATGGTGAAAATGTATTTATCGTTGGAGGTGCACAAGTAACACTCACGCTAATTGTATTTAAATTATTAGGTGGATTAATTATACCATTATTTGTGTCCTCAATTTTTTTAATTTGGTCCTTATTATTCTTATTTAATTCTTTTGCGGTTGCAACAGGTAATCCAAATTCTCCTGCGGAGTTAAAGGCATTATCAAAGGTTTTTTGTAAGTCTTTATATTGACTCAAATTTTTATTAAAATATTCTTGTGATATTCCAGAAGGGACCGGCCATTCGCAAACATAATAATTGGTAATACCATAATCTAAAGATTGGTTAGTAAATCTACTGATATTAGACCTTAATCTTGAAATCATAAACTGAATGAAGGACTTTATATTGGCAAAATGAGCAATTGGTTCTGATGTCTCATCAGGTGTTAAATTAGGGATATTAACACAAGAATATTTGTTTTTAAGGAAAAACGAAACACTTTCACCATAACTATCACTCGTCAACGGAACATTTGCGTAATTATAATTATAACCATGAAACCTATTGGATTGGAATGTCTTAACATAACATATTAGATAAATTAAAACTTGCATATAAGGATCGTTTGTTTCTTCTTTAATCTTAGTTACAAAATCTTGAGGTGAAATAAATGTTGGAGTTGGTGTTTGAGCGTCTCCAAAATATATAAATTCGCTAGATAATTTAGTTGAACACGAGTTAATTGCCGCAGCACTATTATCAGCATATTGACTAACATATTTTGATTTATCAATATTTGTAATTCCAACTTCAGTAATATTATCTTTGGCGTTTAATACAATACTTTCAACTTTAGTTAATAGATTTTGATTTATACTTTGTAAGTATGAATCAATATGAGGTAAATCATAAATACTTTGTCTTGTTCCTGTAAATGTTGTTTCAAAAGAACCAGGAGTAATCACATGATTAACTTCAGTAATAAAATACGCACCATTAAATAATGGGATGTGTTGTAAATTAAAATACATTGTAGGTTGTAATAACGCGTTACCGAGACATTGAACCGTACATTGATAACTTCTAGATTTATAATAATTATATAATCCGTTATTTTGAGTTGTAACATTTCTTCCGGAATATTGGTCATTCATGTTTATTAGTGCTTGAATAGCCTCGGCGGTTGCCTTTCCAGTGTCCA